TTCAAACAAGACAGGAGCAAGTGCTCAGGTTGATGTTTATTTAGTAACAAACACAGGAGATGATGTTTATATAATAAGGAACGCTCCAGTTCCTGCAGGATCATCATTAGAAATAATAAGTGGATCAAAAATAATTATGGAGTCAAGTGATGTCCTGCGGATTAGATCAGGGACGGCAACTGCTCTGGATGTGGCTGTAAGTTATCTAGAACAGACTTAAGGAGGTATAACAAATGGCTCTTAATCAAGTTGGATTAGAAAGATTAAATACAGCAACTACCAAAAAGATTGGTACAAATAAAAATTTAATAATTAACGGAGCTATGCAAGTAGCTCAACGTGGCACGTCTGCTACGGCTAATGGTTATAACGTAATAGATAGATTTCAAACTCAAGTTGCTGGTGCAGATGAATCTCCATCCTTTTCACAAGTAGATGTTGCAAGTGGAACCTCTCCATATAAATCAGGATTTAGAAAAGCGTTCAAAGTACTCAACGGAAATCAAACAAGCGGTGCTGGTTCTGGTGACAAGGCTGAATTTATCTATAAAGCAGAAGCACAGGATATTGCTAACAGTGGTTGGGATTACACAGATCCAAATAGTTTTATTACTTTATCTTTTTGGGTGAAAGCAAGTGTAGCACAGAATTATTATGGTTACATTATAAGTTTAGATGGTACTTCACAAAATTTTCCTTTTGAAACAGGTTCATTAACTGCTGATACTTGGACAAAAATAGTAAAAAAAATTCCTGGCAATTCTAATTTACAATTTGATAATGATGCGAATGAAGGACTTCGGATAGTATTTCAAGCTTTCATGGGCACTGATTCTACAGGTTCAGTTTCATTAGATACTTGGGCAGCTTTTAGTGGATCTACAAGAACTCCAAATCAAACATCAACATGGTGGACAACAGATAATTCTACATGGGAATTTACAGGAGTTCAGCTAGAATTTGGCAGCGTGGCAACAGATTTTGAGCATAGGTCATTTGGTGAAGAGCTTGCTTTATGTCAGAGGTATTTTTTTAAAAATGCAAATGAGTCTGGAGAGAATGGGTGTACTTATGCAAAAGCATTTTCTACAAATGAATTATTTTCACCAGTTAGATTTCCAGTAGCCATGAGAGCAACACCTACAGTAACCGTTTATGGCAATCAAGGTTCTGCTGGTACAGTACATAAATTAGGAGGATTGCCTGATAAATCAATTACTTCTGTTGATAGGATGGATGAATTTGGTGGTATGAGAATAAACAGCAGTGGACAATGGGCAACTGGTGATACAGATATGTACAGTTTTACTTTTCAAGCAGAATCTGAAATATAGGAGGTTTTATTATGGCACTTTACAAATTAACAGGTAATGATTCAGAAGGAAATAAAATTCAAGCTGTTGTTAGAACAACAGATAAAGCATCTATTCCAATGGATGAAGCAAACATCGACTACCAAAACTACCTTTTGTGGGTGGCAGAGGGAAACACACCTGACCCTGTTGATGAATTAACTTGGGATAATATCAGAGCTACAAGAGATTCTATATTAAAAGATACGGATTGGACAATGACATCTGGAGCTACTGTAGACCAAGCTCAGTGGGCTGCATATAGACAAGTTATAAGAGATATTCCTCAGACTTATAAAGATAAAACTCCTGATGATGTTGTCTGGCCAACACAACCATCAACAGCTGGTCCTAATACATAATCTAGAAGATTACTCCCTG